TCGCTTCATTCCTCCACGGCGTGCGGCACGAACTCGCGCGGGATTATATCGTGCAGACGGCGGTGGTAAGTGACATCGAACACGCGAAGCAGTACATCGACTGGGCCGATCTCGTTTGGTACGAATTCGGAAACGAAATCGCGATCGAAGGGACCAAACGGTTCGACAAAAAAAGCATCGTTCGCGTTCACGGGTATGAAGTGATAAACGGGCTTGTTCAAGATATTTATCACCCGAATGTATCTCGTTACTTATTCGTGGCCGATCACGTGCGGAATATGGTCAATATCCCTGAGATAGCGGACAAGGTATCGATCATCCGCAATGGCGTGAATACAAGTAAGTATACCTTCGCTGAGCATCAACACGGGCGCAAGATTGCTTTTGTTGGGAACTTCAATACCAAAAAGAACCCCGGGCTTGCGATTCAGATACTGCACGAGCTTGTGAATGTTGGTCGGGGAGATTATGAGCTTCACTGGGCCGGCGATATGCAAGACGTGCGGCTGTACGCTTATACGATGAATCTGGTACACGCGATGGAGTTGCAAGACCGCTTCTTTATTCATCCGCACGTCGATACGAACGAATTTCTCGAAGACAAAGATTATTTTCTCTCAACATCAATTCACGAGGGATACGGAATGGCGATTCTCGAGGCGATGAGCAAAGGGATAAAACCAATCATCCACAACTTTTACATCGCCGATGAGTTCTACCCGATGCAGTATGTGTTTAATTCGATATCACGCGCCGTTGAGATGATAAAGGATGAGCCGTATGACTCTTTGGAATATCGGCAGTTTGCGGAACGGCACAGCGAAGAGAGACAACTTGAGAAGATATGCGAATTGGTGAGGGAAGTGATAAACGAATAACTGGCACAATGTGCATCCTAAAAGGAGGCCGGCATGGCAATCCTCGAAGCGGAGAGCAAAGGGATTAAACCGATCATCCATCACTTCTGGGGAGCAACCGACGTGTATCCCGAGGAATACCTGTACAACACCGTAGACGAGGCCGCGCGGATGATCCTAAGCAACCAATACGACAGCGAGGGATACCGCAAGCACGCCGAGGAACATGGGGAAGAAGCGCAATTGAACGCGATCAAAGACATAATTGCAAACCTATTAACCGAATCACAGGAGGTGAAAACGGTGTGACAAAAGAAGTTCTGATCCTGCCTTTCCAAACCTTCTACGATTCTCGATACGGCAGGGTTGAACACTCGAAGAGAATCGCGGAACAACTCAAGAAGAATCTCGACCGGAAGATTGTGCCGTATCCGATACCAGTACTTCTGTCTCACGAGAGCAAAGGTGGCAAGTACGGGGAGATTAAGGCATTGCGGATAAAAGATGAGGGGCTCGCCGCGGATATCGAGTTCACTTCGGAAGGTGAGAAGCTAATCAAAAGCGGCCGGTATGACTTCTTGAGCCCTGCCTATCACGACAACTATATCAACAAGACGACCGGGCAAGAGGAAGGGCCAACACTTTTGGAGATATCGCTGACGCCTATCCCGGCACAACCCGGAATGCAACGTATCACGCTAACAGACGCGGATGGAGAACACAACTTGATAACCTGGAATGTAGAGATTGACATAGAGACGGCCTATGGAAACAACGACAAAGGAGCTAAGAGAATGGCAGAAAACGCGAACGATTTTGCTGTTGTCAAGCGCTACGAAGAAGAACTCGCAGCCTTGAAAACGCAAAACAAACAGTTTGAAGAGAAGCTGAAAGCTCAAGAGGAAACGCTTACCAAGCAATTCGACGAGCAGATAAAAGAGAAAGACGGCCAGATCAAGAAGCTCAGCGATGATCTGGAAACAATGCAAAAAGAGAAACACACGATGCACGTGCAGCAATGGAGCGACGGCTGGCTCGCGAAGAGCAAGGCCCCCGCGCTTGTGAAGATGCTGGCAGATAAACTGGTCGAGGATCCCGATCAAGAGAAGTTCTTCGAATCAATCCTCGAAACATCGACAACCGTCCCGACGAAACGCTACGTAGGATTATCCGATTCCGAAGAAGCGCCTAAAGGGGTAGACATTGACAAGCTGGCTAAAACGTTCGCCGGCGTGGAGGTGAAATGATGAGTTTGAAAACCGAAGGGTTTGAAAGCGGATACGAACTGATGGTATCCGTTGCAACAAACGCGACGCTGTCCGCGAAACAGGTGATGGGATGGGATAACCTCACGGGGTTGTACAAAGCCACTCCTACGGCGGTGACCGTTACGACCACGATGGCGACGAGCACAGCCACAGCCTTAACAGCAGCCACTTACGCGATCGAATATGGTTCTCCCGCGATACTATCCGTATCAGTTGGCACGTCTACCACCAAGATCACGACGAACTACTCGACGAAGGTCATCACGATATCGAGCCATACGAAAAACGCAGTTATCAAAGTTGGTTACAACATGTACACCTACGAACCGTGCGCGGTGCTCTCCGAAGATGTAGATAAAAACCAAACGATCGGATACGCGAAGACTCTGCTCAACGGTGTAGTGGCCGATTCTGATCTGTACGGCACGCTGAGCGCGGACACAAAAGCGAGACTGGCGAAGAACGGAATCATTGTACTTGAAAGAGAAGGGGTGACGGCGTAATGGCGACGTTCAACAGTGCTACCTGGACTACGTTATTGACTAAAGTATTGCAACAGATGAGGGATGAGCCGTTCTTTCTCACGCAAATGCTTGGATCCAGTAAAATATTCAGCCCGACGACCACGATCAAATGGCGAATGATCACCACTTCCGGCAAGATGAGCTCGATCGGATTACGTGACGATCCGGCGCGCAATATTGATTACAAGAACACCGCCGAAGACATCACCGTGACGCCGCCCCAAATCTTCGAACGCGACAGCATCGAATCGACGGAAGCTTTGACTTCTTCGTTTAATCTGAATGAACTTGCAAACCTGAATGACGCTTCGGATATCACGCGTTCCTTCGCGTATTCCTACGGCGTTAAACTCCAGGGGCTTCGCGATCGGCTTAAACGCCGTATCGAGTATATGTTCGGACAACTCCTCCTGACTGGGAAAATCAGCTTCACAACGACTGAAAGAACATTTGAGCAGGATTACAGAATCAGCACAACCGGGACACTTACGGTGAGCAGTTCAACGGACCCGCTCGAACTTATCGGCGCGGAATGCGAGAGCTTCGCGCAAACGCTCGGGATGTGGCCGAACGTTATCCTGATGACCCCGCATCTTGCGCGCGGGATTATGAACCACTCAAAAACAGACAAGTATATCAGCAAAAACAATTACAACTTTGGGTTGCTTAAGCCTCGGTTTAATTCGCCAAGCGTTCGGTTCATCGGCGAGTTCCAAGAGTTTGGGATCCCTGAAATATACGTGTATTCCGGAACCTACGCGAACGATTCGAACGTTGCGACCAACTACATCCCCGAATCCTCAAGCACAAGCGGAAAGATGATTCTGCTCAATACAAGCCAATTTGCTCTTGGCTACGGCGCGGTTGTCGACTTTGAACTCAAACCCGACGGATCCCCAATTATGACCGATGTCATCGTCAAAGAAAAGATTCCCGAAGCATCCGAAGGGCACACGAAGACTATATCGCTACTCTCCTATCCTCTCCCGATTTTGTATAACGCTAACGCGTGCAAAGTATTTACAAGCACGATATCCTAATAGGCCACGCCGGTATAACGCCGGCTGGTCCTTTTTAGAGGTGACCGGATATGACAGTGGCGCAACTAAAGGCTAAGTTCCCTGAAGACCTTATTAACAGCTTGACGGAATCGGACGATTCGATTCTTACCGTGCTGCTCGCGGAAGCGGAGACGTTTATCAACTCGATTATTGCAATCACAGACACAACCCTCAAAGAGATACACGAAACGTCTTACGTGATTTACCGGTTATATGAGCGGCACGGATTCCAGGAGCAGGCTCAGGCATATTACGATCGATTGATGAGCGCGCTCAAGAAGACAACCGGAACAGATGCGGCGGCCCCTTCTTCGCAACACTATATCACGGCGGGCACGCAAGTATTCACGACAACCGTAATGGATAAGTGGTGATGTTATGGTCATCACGTTTACCTATACCGACAAAGGCATTGATACGCTTACCAAACGGTTGAACAAGGAGCTTTCCGATCTCTCTAAACCGCTCAAAGACGTAGCCGTGTACATGAAAGAGGAAGTGATGGAGAACTTCGAGCAAGAAGGGCGGCCGAAGGGATGGCCAGCGCTCGCGGACAGCACAATCGAGAAAAAGAAGAAGGTCAAGGGCGTAAGCGGTCAAATCCTCGAGTTCCACGGTAAGCTCAAGCAATCGATCAACCTGCGTTCAGACAAGAGTGAAGCGTCGGTATTCTCTGGCGTGTTCTACGGCGTGTATCACCAAACGGGCACGCGAAAGATGCCGCAGCGAGCCTTTATGCCGTACTCTGACAGCGATGGAATTCCGCCGTTCGATACCAAGGGAATCGAGAACATCAAAGATATTCTTCTTGAGCATCTGACAAGGGCGTGTGATTGATATGTACAAAGAGCTGCTTGACGAGATAAAGAACGCGTTGGATACGGAGTTCCAGGCAGAGACGGTCAAGATCGGCGCGCTGAACTGGGCGAAGAACGCGATCTATCCGTTGATAGAGATTTTGCCCGGAAGAGCCGATCGCGCGGTGTATGTGAGCAGTGCAGGCGTCGCAAAAGAAAAGCTCGACTTCACAATCATCTACGCGAACCGCGGCACCTTCGCACAGGCGGAAGAGCTTGAGAAGAGCAACGCGGAAGCAGCAGAGAAAATCGTGGCAATATTCAAAAACAAGAACAGCAACATCGAAAACCGGCGGGTATTTTATCAAGTGCCCGGATACGCGCTCGAACGAATACTGGTTGAATCATCGAACCATTACGTCGTGGGTGCGGCAGTCGAAATACAAATCGAAACGGTGAGGTGATAAAGTGGCAGCGTTACAAGGTTCTCAAATGAAGGTGGTAGGCAGGCTTGAGTCGTCCGGGACTAATGTTCATCTCGGGTTACTCCAGAGCATATCGCCTTCGATAACGAACGAGGCCGCCGAAGAAAAAGGGATCGGCGGTTATACCAAGACCAGAATGACCAAATACGATCAAGCGATCAGCCTTGGCGGATTGGTTACGAGCAAAGATGTGCTGGCGTTTGGGACGAATACCGGCAACGGCGTGCCTCCCGCGGTCGAGTTGCGAATACACGACGCAACACTCGGGAGTTGTTACTTCGGAAACATGACGATCAGCGGAGGGGAAGATGCGCCGCTCGAATACTCGCTCGACGGAATGTTCTTAAGCATTACGACGGGCGCGACGGCACCGACGGCGATCACCCCAGAGACTTACTTCGTTTTCTCGGACGCGACGATCACGTGGGGGAGCGAAACGGATACCATTCGTAGCTTCTCGCTCAGCAAGAATCAAGATGTTACCGGCATTTACGGGACGTCGTTGTCTCCGACTGACGTGGAGATCGGAACGGCTACCTATGAGGGCGAGTTTGTTATCGCATCCTCTACCGTCAGCAAGATCGCTACGGGCGCGTGGGATCCGGCGCAATCAGCGATCACATTCGAGATTGCGTTTGTAGACGCCTCGAGCGCTTCCCACACGATCACATTCTCCGGTACCGGTGCGAAGATTACCGGCGCCTCCGGAAGCGTTGACCCTGATTCCGAGTTTGAAGTGACACAGACCTTCTCATTTGAAACATTCACCATCGCTTAGAGCGCGGGGTAAAACCCGCGTTCTACTTTATTTTTGAAGGGAGAGAAAATAATGAATCTATTCATTGGACCGCAAGACACGTATACCGTGAAGGTAGCAAATACAGATATTACTCTAAAGCCGCTATATGCGGACGATTACTTTACAAGCGTATCGTTATTCCGAACGCTCGCGCAAGTTTTCACAACCGGGCAAAAGATCGAAAAGCAGGATATCGACAGAACGTATGATCTACTCACAAAACAAATTGTTAAGATCGAGGGTGTGAGCGAAGTAACAAGAGAAGTCGTTAAAACAATGAATCCATCGGCGATGATCGAAATCGTGATGGAGATTGCGAAACACACGCAGTTAGAAGGCAAGGATAAATCCTTTCGTCAAAACGCAGGTGATTAAAGACAACATACCAATCGAGTACATCATCTTTCGAAGAATCGGATCCCTGCCGTGGGGTTGGAAAACACCTATGCGGACGGTGTTCGCGCTCTGCGAGTACGAGAGGCAAATAAACGAGTTGAAAGCGGTAAGAAAACGCTGACAAGCATTGAAGGGAGAGAAAAGAGATGACGGAAGAAATAACGCTATACGTATCCAAAAACACAAAGAAGGAAATTATGATATTCGGCAAAAAAATAGTGGTTCGGCCGATCACCAGCATCGATTACGCGGAGAACCTCGGGAACATCAAAGCGTTCGGCGAGGGATTGCAAAACGCGGACAACATTAAGCCGGAGATAATGAAGGCTATCGTGTACCTGTTTTCGAAGATGATTGTGTCGGTCGAAGGGTACGACGGCGCCATCAACGAAGAGTTTGTCAAGAGCTTCACACCGGAATTTATGATCGCGCTGATCCCGGTACTGGTTAGCCTTGTATCCATCAACGACAAGGAGCGATCCTTTCGTGCGAGCGATGAAAAAGCTCGGCAAAATCCCTGATGAATACTGGCTAATCAAACGGATGGGCGGTTATCCGAACGGCTGGGATGAACCGATCAAGAACGTGTTGGTGTTATCTGAATTTGAGAAGGCGGAATAAGGAGGTGAGCGGCAATCGCAAACAATCCTGAGATAGAAATCAAGATAAAGGCAACGAACGAAGCGGCGAAGCCCTTAGCTGACCTTGAGAGAGCGGTAAAGGACACAAGCGATAAAGCTAAAGAGGCGGCAAAGAATACAAAAGAACTCGCGGCGCAACAAAAAGCGGCGGAAAAAGCGGCCCAAGAACATAAAAAAGAACTGAACGAGATGGGCACGGCGCTCCAAACCGTAGGCGCGGCGATGGCCGGAATTGGCGGCGCGATAACGGCCGGGCTCGCCTCCGCCGCTAATTCATTCGCAGACTTCGACGCGAAACTCAAAGACATACAAACGAGCACTGGCGCGACAAGCGAAGAAGTCGAGATGATGTCAAAGAAGATCACGCAACTCGGCGACGGCGCTACGTCGATCGAACAGATCACGCAGGGATTCAGCGCCTTGGCGGCAAATGGCGCATCACTCCAAGAGATGAACGTGATCATGGAGAGCGCCACACAATTGATGAGCGGGTTCGGCGCATCTGCTGAGACGGCATCTGGCATCTTGCAAACAGCTGTCCGAGCGTACGGTGTTAGCCTTGAACAGTTAGAAACAACAACCGATCAACTCGCGGAAGCCTCCAAAAGCATCGACATGAGCGTACTCGCGGATCAACTCCAGAAGGTTGGACCGGCAGCGAGCGCGGCGGGCGTATCCCTCGGCGAAACGGTTGCTGGGTTGCTCTCGCTCAAAGAGAAGGGTGCGAATACGGAGCAGGCCGTTCAGGGCTTGCGGAAACTATTCACCGAATTAAGCGCGCCTTCCGAGGCGTTGAAGACAACTCTTGAAGGGCTTGGCGTCTCGCTGGAAGATCTATCGAATCCGGCATTGACTCTAACAGACAAGATAAAGCTGCTCAGGAACTCTGGTCTCGATGCAGAGAAAGCGTTAAAAGCATTCGGAGCCGAAGCGGGCGCGTCGGTGGCGTTACTCCTTGAAGACGGTGGTGACGCGATAGACGGCTATATTGAGAAGCTCGAGAACTCTGGCGGCGCGGCCAAAGACGCGGCGAACCGGATGGAAGGATCGCTCAAAGGCGCGATAACCAGCCTCAAGAACTCGTTTACCTCGCTCAAGAACTCGATCGGCGCGTCTGTTGCGCCTTTATTCACCGGCATCGCCAACGCAGTGAAGGGACTTGTGCAGTGGTTCGATAAGCTGCCGGCCCCGATCAAAGGCGTCGTGACGCAATTTGGCGCGATAGCCGGAATGGGCGCGACGCTTGTGGGCGCGTTATCCGCGATCGCCGGGACGATCATCAAATCAATTGATAACTTCAAGAAGTTCGGCGACATAATGAAGAACCTCTACACGACAGACCTGCCAAGGCTTGCAACGGGGATAAAGGAAGTCGGAACCAAGATACTTGAACTCGGGTCAGTCGCGGGGAAAAACATATTCAGCGCGCTAAAGGCCGGCGCGGCTGCGGTAACGACGGAGATCAAGAAAACGGCGCAGGAGTTCTCCGGATTCCAAGGCGCGCTCAAAGCCGGGATAGCAGTCGGCGCGTTTGCGGCGATGGCTGCCGCCCTCGGGCCGGTTATTGAGGCGGTTAAGAAAGCGCGTGTCGAAGTCGAGGCGCTCAAAGAAGGCATTGCGGATATCAGCGGAGTTAACATCGAGATGTCCGACCTCGAGAAGTTCACGGCGAACATCGCATCGCTCGGCGGCCTTATACCGGGCGTCAAGGAATCGCTCGAGACAATGTTCATCGCAAACAAAGTAACGGACTACAACAACGCCGTATCTACCAATCTTGACCTGATGGAACAACTCGCGCGCGCGTGGGCGGATTATAACAAAGGCAAACTGACGCTCGAGGAGTTCGCCGCCGTACACGCTGACCTCAACAAGAAGATCGAAGATGTCGTAAAAAGCGCGGGTGGAATCAAGCCGGCATTTGGATCCGCTGCCGACGGCGTGACGGAATTACGCGACAGCATCGACAAGCAAATGAGCGACGCGGCAAACATCGCGGAAGGCAAGGCAAAAGACGCGGCTAGTTCTATTGAGAACGCGTTCAAAAACATCGATGTTCGCCCTGACTTACTTCCGGAAAGCGTTGTCAACTCATTCAAAAGTCGGCTTGGCGAACTCAACTTCAAGACGATCGAAGAATCGGCGAGAAACGCATCAGAAAAGATCAACACGTTCTTTGACGTGCTTGGGAAAGAGGTCGCGGCCAAACTCGGCGTAATAGACGGCTACGAGTTCTCGACGATACCAGGGAAAGCAGCGCAAGCGGCCAAAGACGTACTCAGCGCGTTCGTGGATGTGGGCGTGGACGCCAAATCGGCGCTCGATATCATCAACACAATCGACTTCAAAGGGTTGGCCGTATCGGTGGATGACGCGAAGAAGCGAATCACGGACTCGCTGCTGGCAGTCGGATACTCGGCTACGGAAGCGGAGAAGTTCGTCAACGCGATCGATTTTGACACACTTAAAAAGAACGCAGCGGGCGCAAAAGACGACATTGCGGACGCCTTCACGAGCGCGAAGAACAAAGCGTTGCAAGAGCTTGAAGAGATCGATAACAAGAAGTTTGATATGCTTCGGTCCAATCTTTCCAAAGCCGTCACTGGCGCTATAGAAGAAGCAAACCTCAACATCAAAGACATGAGCGATAAATTGGACAAACTAAACGGCAAGAAGATCGCCGTGACATTCGACTTCGCGGAAGCGGGCGCGTGAGTATGAGTTTAGAAAATATGAAAGCGAAAATAGAAGGGATCGGCGCCGCAATCGACGCGATAAACGCAAAAAAGATTGTGATCCCGTTTGAAAGCGAGGCGGCCGCGAGAATTGACGAGATTAAAGAAAAGCTTGATTCTTTAACGAAGTCTAACGCTGCACTTACTGTGAATACGGCGGAATTAGAAGTGGCAAAAACAAAAGCGGAAGAGTTGCTACAAAAACTGAACGAACTAATACAAATAGGCAAGATATCCATCGATATTGAAGCTACAAATTTGTGAAGGAGGTGACGGAGCGTGACAAGCGTGCTGGATAGAATAAAAGAACTATTAGAAAAGTTGTATGAGCTTAAAAACATTGGCCCGATCAAAATAAAGATAGAAGCGGAGGGCATATAAGATGGCGGCCAAAGGCGCTATCGAAAAACTTAATCACTTATTGGGTCTTGTTGCCGAAATAAACGGTAAAAAGCTAAGCGTAGACATAAACTCGAACAGCATTAACCAAATGAAATCGGCGCTGACCGGCGTGTCCAACACATTGGATAGCAAAATTGCTAACACTAATGCAGCCGCGCAGCAGCTTGTAGAAGACATTAAGACCGCCGTGTCTGAAGCGTTGGCGGAAATCAACGTTGGTGCCGGGAACATTCAAAGTGCGGTTCAAAACATAGACTTCTCGGCTCTTAAAACATCCGCAGAAGACGTTGCCGTGAACCTTTACGACACATTCAGAGACGCCGGGTATTCGGCTGCTGAAGCGGTAGAAGAACTCAACAACATAGGGTTCGGCGGCTTGATGGAAAACGCCGAGATAGCGGCCGAGGTGGTAGAAGAAACCATCGCGGCTTTGGGCGATAAAGTGGTATCAGACTTTGGAATAGCCATGAATGCGCTTGATTTTGCGACGGTAGATGACAAAGTAAAATCGCTCGCGAACAGCATCATGTCGACGCTATCTGACCTTGGCGTAAGCGTGCCGGACGCGCTGGATAAGATAACGCAAATTGATTTCTCGCCTTTGGCTACATCGGCTGATGCGGCGGCGACTGAGATATACAACGCATTGACAAACGCTGGATATTCCGCAAAAGAGGCATTGATTGAGATCAATAAACTTGGGTTCAATGACCTGATGAATAATGCAACGATCGCCGCGGGCGTGGTGGAAGAAACCATTGGCGCTCTCGGTGAAAAAGTCGCTGCAGACTTTGGCGTGGCCGTTGGGGCAATGGACTTTTCAACAGTAGACAACAAGGTTCAAGCTTTGGCACAAAGCGTGATGGCCGTGTTCTCGGATATGGGTGACAGCGTCCCGGAAGCGCTTAACAAAATCAATCAGATAGACTTCTCTCCAATCTCATCTTCGGCCGAAAACAACTCTCAAAGAATTTACAACGCATTCCGGGAAGCCGGATACAGTTCAGCGGAAGCTCTGCAACAGATGAAAAACCTCAACTTTGACACAACAACTCAAGAAGCGGAGGCGGCCGCGCAAGAAGTGAAAGCGTCGTTCGCACAAGCAGGTCAAGAGGCCGCGGCTGCGTTAGGCGTGGTGAATGATTTAGAGTTTTCCAACATCGACAACAAAGTAGAAACGGCGGCGGCAAATATATATCAAACCCTGTCTAACGCGGGCGTTGACTCTAAAACAGCGCTCGAAGCAATCAACAAAGTAGACTGGACGGGCTTGAAACCGACAGCCAACGAAACAAAATCCGATCTGATCGCTATATTCCAATCAGCGGGGATGAGCGCGGAAGAAGCGCTCAATCAAGCAAACAACGTGGAGTTTGAGGTTCTCAAAAGCAAAGCGGAAACTGCGCGCGAATCAGTCGCGGCTTCGTTTCAATCACTTGGAAAGGTTATCAACACCGAGATTGGGCAAGTGAACGAGAAGACCTTCGGACAGTTTGAAACGAACGCTAAAAGCACTT